TTCTTGAGTTCTTCGAGAATCGCTTGCGCTGTTGCTTCGTTCATACGACCTGATACTGAAAGACAAACATCATGACCCGGTTACTCGTGTCCACCGCAATGAATTGCAGGCTCGCGCGATCATTCGTGAGATCACTCAGTATCGCCGCTCCCTGACCAGCCACGGTGTTGCAAAAGGCGATGCCCGAGCACTGCTTGTTGTCCGTGAAGTTCGACGCGATGGGGAGCGAGATACCCAATTCCACCGCGCCTGCGGCCGTGGGGTCCAGATCCACCCGGCCTGACACCGTCACCACGCTTCCAATTCTCGTGTAGGCGCAGAGATTGGCTCCCGAAGTATCCAGATTGGTCACGTTCGTGAGCGTCGGCGTGTACGTGCCCGTTGCGAATGCGGCGGCAAGGGCTGCAGTAATGGCCGTGGTCACTTCGGAATCGCGCGCGATAGTTGACGGAATATCCGTGTCCGCCAGCGCTCCAAACCCCAATGCCCCGGCACGGCGTACGAAGAACGTATCATCCGTCGTCGCGCCGATGTCCGCGGGCGTTCCTGGCGTATTAGTAACACGCCCAATGACGCTAGTGGGAATACTGTCGCGCAACTTTGGGTTAGTGACAACCTTGTCCGCCAACTTCGTGATGGTGACGGAGTTGTCATCTGGCACCACTGCGGTTGACCTCGTCCATCGATCCCAGTCTGCTTGGTTGACCGGCGGAAACCCAGGCGGCTTAAGCGGCATTCTTCAGGATCGCCTGTATCAATGTGCGCCGGACGGGATCTGATACCTTGTACCGATACACACGATCTCGAGACTGCCCCAGCCGGTTAAACAAAGCAGCACGGCGAAAGTCTCCGGCCTTACCCAACTGACGCCAGATCTCATTCGACCATGTACGTCCACCGTCATCCGACCAATCCAGCATGACTCGGGGATCTTCGCCCTGCCCCGTAGTTCCCACGCCCTGTTCGAAGACGAGCTCGAGGGATGCATGCGGGATGAGCAGGTTGTCCTGTGCAATCGCGGGGGCGGCAACCTGAGACACCAGGGTATCGCCCCACTCAGTGAACGTGCCGGCGTCCAGAATCCCGAGTTTGTTCGAGGTACGATCGCCCACGTAGGTCGTGTTGTTCCCCCGGAGCACGAAGGCCGCGCGCCAGTTCGAATATCCGTAGGACTGCCGCTCATGCCAAAGCTGGGTTGACACATCGTAAACCCACGTGGCCTCGTTGTAGGTCAGCCCATACATGGAATGGCCATTCTCAATCCACGTACTCCCAACGCATTCCTGGGCGGCGTACTTCGCAATGGCCTGCTCCATGGCGGTCTGCGAGATCCGTACCGGGGTATAGCCATTGACCCGTCTGACCGTACCGTCGGTAGCGGGGAAGAAGATGGAATTGTCGATCTTCGCCGGTCCATACTTGGACGTAGTCCCGATCTCCATAAAGCCCGAGGACGTGCGGCTCAACGGGAAGGCGGGATCACCTGAGTTGTACCAAACTTCCGTTGTCTGACGGCCAAAGAGAAACAGTTCCCGGTGATCAACAATGCCGACCACCACGTCATCGGGTGCGGCTTCGGCGGAAGCAAAATCCAGCGCATCCCACCCGGAAGGATCAAAGGCCGTGTGATTGACGTATACCCGCCCATCCCCCGGACCTCCGACCATATAGCCGTCGAGGAACGCGACCCACTCATATCCGGGAAAGTCAGGATCCGTGATTTGTGCGGTGACTGCCCCATCCCACAGATAGGAAGGGCCGTTCACCGTTACCATGACGTGCGAGCCATCCCCATCGATGAAGACCGGTCCCGCGCCGGGGATTGAACCCAAGGGAGTAACCAGGCCTCCCGCCGTCACGCTGTAAAGCTGAGTTCCCGAGACGACGTAGCCGAGATTGTTGACGATCTCAGCGCCTCTCATGGGACCGGTGCCGAAGCTCAGGAAGTCCTTAATTCCGAAACAGGCGACCACCGCAGCAGCCGTTTTAGCGGCGGGCGGTGCCGGCTCGAGGTAGGAATTCACCATACGCTGGGCGGACAGGGGGAGAGATGTATGTCGATAACTACCTACACCAAATGGGATTTGCATGTTAGAAATACTCAGCCCTCACCGGTCGTGAGACGACCGTGGGCGAGAGGATCTTCCGCAGCTGCCGCTCTGCCATGCTCGTGGTGGGCAGTCCCAGAATGCCTTCGGTGGCGATCTTGGAGCGCTTGGGCTCGCCTAACATGAAGTCATCGACCAGTAACGCCGCCACCATGGCAATGATGGAATCCACCATCACGTCATCTATGCCGTCGGCAAAGTCAATGACCGCGATGTCCAGATCCTGGAGTTGCTTTTGGATCGCGTCGCACTTCTCCCCGATCAGCACCGCGTCTTCCGCCGAGAGTGAGTTGCCCACGGGCAATACCCCCAGCTTCCGGGCCACCCGCTCCTTGAATTGATACAGGTTGACACTCACGGAACCTCCCGGAATTCAGCAGTCCCTTGGCAACCAGCGGTGGAACGTCCTTGCTCCACCCTTTTATGGCCGCGATGGCGCCGTAGCCCGGGAAAGTACCGGACCACGGCTCATCGCCTATCAGCTCAACCTTCACTGGTTGGTGCACATCACTGTCAGGTTGAACAATCCCGCCGCCGGAGTTGTGGCAACTGTGGTGATATTGATCTGCACCTTGGTGCGCACCGTCGTGCTGATAGGTGCCGGGGAAATACCCCAGAACGCCGAGCCCGCGCCCGACCCGGTTGTGACACCAGTAATCGCATCCACCGTTGATGCGCCCACGAGTTGGATCTTGTAAACCAACGCAGAGGCCGCAAGCGATGCGGTACTGACAATGAACCCGATAACAGTGACGTTCTCGGGGATATACCCCAGTTCCACGATATCACCCACGTCATCGAGGGATGTCGTTGCGATCGTGGCGCTGAAGGTATAAGAGACGCTGCCGGCCTCATAAGGCTTCGGCACCAAATGCGCGGCGCTGTTCGCCACCGCTACTGTTGCTGCAGTCATGAAATTACTCCGTAGTGGTGGTTATTAACCGTCAGCGACTGCTGAGGCGAAGATAGTCAGAATGCCGTTGTCCTTCGGCGTGGTGGTATCCGTCGTCCCCGTTCCGAACTGAATCTTGCCGACGTCGTAGATCTGCTGGATGGCCACACCGCGCTTGGTCTGGTAGTCCATCTCCTGTGTGCGCGTATTCCATCGCTGGGCCAGCGCGTATCCCAGTGCCTGCGCACCGCACAGGTAACATTCGCCGACATCAATCGATGAAGCACCCTGAGCGAGCCAGGTGTTCTGCGCCAGCTCCGGGATCTCGCGCACGATCACGCCGTCCCACACGATATCCCCATCGGTAAAGAGCGGGTTGTCCGTACCCCGATCCAGGGCGTATTGCCGCGACTGGATGATGTTCGTATCGAGCTTCAGATCGCGGAAACAGGTTGAGGGCGCGAACATGACGTACCACTCTTCATCCCCGTTGACCTTGATGGGGCGGATCTTGGGAGTGGCTGCCTTCGCCATACGCTTGGCGAGTGAGACCATGGAAGAAGACAGCTTGTCGTTCGTGCTGTCCACGGTCGCCAAAGCGGTGGCAAACACGTTCGAAACACCATTGGCGACCAGAATTCCATAGAGCGCGCGGTCACGGTTGTTGGTCGTCCAGGTATTCAGCGCGGTTGCGTTGGCCACCTGAAACGTAGACGTGCTGCCGGTGCCGTTCGGACCTTGGCCGGCGCCTGCGAGAACCGCATCTTTCTGACCCAGTGCACTGATGAAGCGGTCGCGGGTCTGCTCCATCGACCAGCTCTGCAGCACCGCCTTGGCGGCGTCACGCAAGCTGATGGCAGTCACCTGCTCCTCAAACTCCGGTACCACGACACCATGGCGATAGAGATTGACGGCGAGGGGCCAGGAGCGCTGGCTCAGATCTTCCTCGAAGCCCTGCAAGGTCTGGTTGTTCTTCTTGCCCGCGCCCTGAAGACGATTCACGAGCTCGAAATAGATGGTGTCGCCTGCGGACTTGGAGAGTTTCTCCTTGACCTGGACGATGGAATTCTCGTCCGTGCCCATGTAGCGGGCGAGCCGGTTCCCACGGATATACTCCGTGAAATAGTTATCGTCCCACTGTTTGACCCGCAATGCGGTAGGGACGGTTGTATCAGCCATGGTGGCTATCTCCGATCATTGATTCGTAATAGGGATTTCAGCGGGGGCGGACCCGCATAGACGGGTTCCGTCACCACAGGGGAGCTGTCGGAATTGAGGGAGGCCGGAACAGCGGGAGGCTTAACGCCGCCCTTGGCCGCGAACTCCGCTTCAACTTCAGCTCGAATGGATGCTTTGAGCTTTTCTCGGTAGGCGACCGGATCGCCGTTCACCGAACCTAACTCGCGATGCAGTAGGCCTTGCTTATAGGCGTACTCTGCCGGGTTGCGCTCCTGCCGCAGACGCGCGAATAACGACGGGTCCGCTTCGGCCGCCTCCAGAAAGGCCGCCTGCATCTCGTCGTAATCCTTGTGTCGCTGGCGTGCGATCTCAGCCGTGAGATTGCAGCGCTCGACAAAGAGTGTTTCCTGCAGCTGTTCCCGTTCGCTTTTGAGGGCGCCGGGAAGATCAGTCCAGGGGTCAATCGGCTCTTTCTTGGGCTGCTCCAACTCACGCAGTCGCGCTTCTGCGGCCTGACGCTTCTCGCGCTCGGCCTGCATGGCCCTTTTGTAGGCTTGTTCCTTCTCGGACTCTTGGACTGGCGGGGTAGCAACAACCAGCGGTGCTACGACAGGAGGAGTTACCTCGGGAGGCGTGATAACCGGAGTGGCCTCGACCTTGGGTTCGGCTTTCGCCTCCACCTTCGGTTCTGCCTTCGGCTCCTCGGTCGGCGTCACCGAGACAAAACGCCCGTTTTCATCACGCGCACGATTACCAATCAACGAGTCCAGAGACGGACTTTCGTCAGCCATACATCCACCTATCGTTTGGATTTACGAAACGCCCTGACTCAGGCGGCGAGGCCACTGTTGACGGACAGTGACAACCGAGTTCGCCCTTTAGTAGGAGGCGGCCCTAGTCCAATGCGGTGAGAATCAACACGAGCGCTTCTTCATCGTCTCGCTCTGCTCGCTCACGCATCAGAAATTCAATTTCACGGTCAATCCGGGCACTCAATGCCGCGGGTGCCTCGCCCAGTGTTTGGGCGAGCGTCGTAAAGTCGGGAACCTTGTCGATGACCGCTTGCGGCGGCGCGCGCTCAAAGCTGGCCGGCGAGATAAAGACCGGCTCGGGTAGTTCGAGTGGTTTGCGACGCTTCTTGCGGCGGTAGAAGCCTTCCGCAATGCGTGGGCTATCGACTGGGCCCGGTTGCGTACTGACCTGCGTGAGCGTCAGCCCCAGATCCTGGCCAGTAATCCCGATAGCACCCGGCTCGATCGACAGCGCCAGAGCGCCGGCAAGCGACAGAGTGATGCCCTGCCCGTCAAAGCTGAGGGTTCCAGAACCGAACGCCAGCCCCAGGGCGGTCGTGATCGACTGACCCGCAAGCGTCATGGCGCCCGCACTCAGCGGGACGCTCAAGGCCAGCGGGAGCGTCTGGCCCTGGAGTGTGATGTCACCCG